CTCATTATATTGCTCCTTTTCTATTAGTAGACCTATGTAAAGTAAAAAAACTATCAAATTTATATTTTATATTTTATATTTTATATTTTATATTTTATATTTTATATTTTATATTTTATATTTTATATTTTATTAATGTTTAAATAATAAATATTTAAACTGACATTAATATATAAATTTAATGTCCTTTGAAGATAATATACGTAAATGGGTACAAACAGATAATGCAATTAAGGAAAAACAATTGGCAATAAAACAATTAAAAATAGAAAAGGAGCAATATAATGAGAATATTTTGGAATATATGGATGAAAATAATTTAGAAAATGCAACTATAAAAATTGGTGATGGTAAATTAAGATTAATTGAAACTTCTTCACCACAAGCACTAACTTTTAAGTTTGTTTGCGAAACACTATGTGAGTATTTTAGAGATGATGAAGACCATGAAGAATTAGTAAAAGAAATTATAATTTTTATGAAAGAAAGAAGAAATGTTAAAACAAATAGAGAAATTAAAAGATTTGGTATTTGTAGTTAAATAAATCTTTATTCTATATAATATATAATAAAGATTATGGTAAAAACAAATTTAACAAGTTTAACAAAAAGTTTAAATGATATTTTAAAAGATACAGATTATCCTAGTTTAACAAATCCACAATTTAATAATTTATCTTTACCAATTGGATTAATTGTTAATAAACCAAAAAATCTTGATTGTATTAATATGAAGTTATGCTATAGTGATGAATGTATTAGTGAAGATATTCACAGCAAATTAATTGATTTAGTAGAATATAAAGATGATACAAATACTAAAGATGATACTAATACTAAAAATACTAAAGATAATAAAACCAATAATAAAAAAAAGAGAAAACCAACTAAAAAGAAGTATCAGAAAAAAAGAGAAAAAAATACTCGCAAAAAATAAATTAATAAATATTAAGTTTAATTTAAAGAAATATTAATAAATATTAAATTTAATTTAAAGAACTCTAATATTTATTTATTTATTTATTTATTTATTTATTTATTTATAAATCATTTTCACTCCATGAATTTGGACTAAAAGGAGAAACTAATATATCTTCTAATTTTTGTTTCATTTTCTCAACTTTTTCATTAAATTTTTGTTGTTGTCTTGTTATTGGATATTCTGGAGATGTTTCCATTATTTCACTCTCTAAAGGTGTTATTTTCGGTCTATGTCCATAGCAATTAACACCAAATCTTACATTTGGATTATCAATATATCCTCCATTTACTCCTGGTCTTCCACAATCATTTTCATGTCCTTTAATCTTTTGTAAATGTTTCCAGTGTTTGTATTGTGTTGGAAATAAAGCCATTTGATTGTCAGACCATCCATAACTACACCATTCACCACCTTTTTCATATGCTTTTTGTAATTCTTTTATATTAGCTAATCTACCTCCATATGCCGCACATAAAACCTTTGAATCCTCATATGTATAATTATTTCCTGGTATATGATAAACCTCTTCTCCTGGTAATTCAGGAATTGGCACAGGTCCATCAGGTTCAATAGGTGTTTGAACATTAATATCTATTTCTGGATGATTAGTAAAGACATTTTTTATTGTTGTAACAATATCTATATTTAAAAAATAGTTAAATCCATTTATTATTAATAATACTAAAAAGAAACTAGCTAATATAATACCTAATATTCTACCGTTTCCATTACTATCTATATCTGTACTATCACCATTACTCCCTAAAGAACTAAATAATAAAATATATGCTAAAATAACAACTACTATTACTACTATAAAAGATGGATTTAATGGTAAACTATTAAAATAATTACTTAAAGTTGGTACTCCAGTTACTGAATCCATTTCAACATTCATTTATATATAATTAATCCTTATTTTTTTTTCTATAAAAAAGACAATATGTATGAGCATTTATTATTTTATTTTCATCTATTTCATTTATTAAAGTATCATTAAAACTATACCATTTATCATTAGCATTTTTAATATTAGCTGTATAATGTCCACCGTATACATTTCCTGAATGATTTCCTGTGCCAAACAACTCATAAACGTATTCTTCAGAATTATAACCAGAAACATATTTTGAAAAATCTACATTATCTAATGGAGTTGTTACTAAAGTATGGATTTTCTGTTGATAATTATTATATCGTTTTAATTCAATTATTAAAACATTTGGTAAATTCCAAAATGTTACATTTTTTAACACATCTTGTTTTAACCCAGTTTTATCATTAAGCCATTTATTATCTTCTATTAATTTTTCATCTTTTGTATATAAATCCATACAATCAAATATTGTACATTGTTTATTTCCTGGTATAGATAAAGATACTATAGAAAATGGTTCAGGTGTCGCACTTAATATTGTTTCATCAAAATAATCTTTTATCTGTGTTACGCTTATACCATAAAATATATTTAATATTTCAGAATACTCTTTCTTATACATATTTTGCATCATCTCATAACACCGTTTGGCTAAAATATCTGTATTATTTTTGGGCCTTCCATTTATTTTCATATCTACTTCTCTCTTCAAGCTTTCATGTAAACAATCTATTACAAATAATAAAAATTCAAATACATCATTTTGTGCAAATCCTGTAAAAATTTCAAAACCTTTTTCATTTGCTACTTCTTGTACTGATTTTACAAATCCATATGGTGCTATGGTACAATTCTCACTCCACATCATTTTTCTTAATTTATCCCATTCTCTATAGATTTTTGAGTCAATATTATCATTTAATTTTCTTTTACTTATATCTAAAAAGTCATTTAGTTCATATGTATGTGACAATAATTGCATACAAGAATTTAAATAACAAGTATTACCTATATTAGCTAAACCCGTAAGTCCTCTATTTTTATATTTATGATAATTATTCATTAATATAATATTAACTATCTATTTAAACATATTTTTTTAATAACTTATTAATATGAATAATAGTTACCATAGAGATTATAATTATAATTATAATTATAATTCTGGAAATATGCCCCAAGACTTCTTATATAGACAATACGCGCAATTTGTAAATAATACTTCAAGAATATTAAATAATTCTATAATTCTATTATCTAATCAACAAAATCAATATAATACTATATTTGCAAATATGCATTATAATAGAAATAATAACAATTTTAACAATAACAATACTAATACTACATTTAATAGAGGACCGTTTAGATATGGACCAACTCCTTTAGCAAGAAATTTTCCCTCTTTTCATATTCCAACAATTATTAGAGAAGATAGAAATCCAAATATACCATCTATAAATGATTTAGTAAACAATATTACTTATTGTTTATACAGTGATATTACTCATAATACTAATACTGCATGTCCTATAACACAGAGAGATTTCTCAAATAATGATATCGTTATTATGATTAATTCTTGCAATCATATTTTTGAACCTCAATCTATTTTAACATGGTTTTCTCGTTGTAGTTTATGTCCTTTATGTCGTGGCTCTATTATAAATTCTAGAAATAACAGACCAAATATCAATAACAATAATGATGAAAATAATAGGGAAGAAAGAGAAAGAAATGATGAAGGCGACCATGAAGGCGACCATGAAGGCGACCATGAAGGCGAAGGCGACCATGAAGATGAGGATGGCGATGATAGAATGGTAGGAACTAGATTTTACATACCAAATAGAAGATATACTATAGATGATTATAATAATACACAAATTTCATTCGCACAATATCTAGCCAATATTATATCTAATGAGATAACTAGAGAACAAGATTTTTCTGGTAATATACAAATTGAATTAGGATTACAAGGTAGACAAAATTGATATTATTTATATATTATAAAATATATAAATAATAAATAATGGCAGCTTTTTATAAATTTCCTATGATACCATTTGACATTTCATTATATATTCATAAACTTAAAATAGATAATGCAACCAATTTAATTATTAATAATTGGTATAATTATATTCATAAAAAAGTAATTGCAATTAATCTAATTAATAATATTACTAGTTCTAGAGACCCAATATATAATTATAATCCTTATATTAATCATAGTGATAATAAATTATTAAAAGTTCTAAAATTTTGTGATAAAATCTTATCTGGTAATGAGGATAAAATTTGGTGGAAAAACAAAATCTCATTAATTGTATCTCTCTTTGCAATACAAATTAATAATAATAACGCTTGTATTAATGACCCTATTTTTATGGATATTCTACTAACATGTAAAAATATATATATAAAATTTGATAGTAATATTACAAATAATATTAATAATTATATAACCAATATTATTAGTCTTAATAATAATAATTATAATAATTATATTAACAATTCTAATAATTAATTATACTAATTAATTACTTCTATAAAAGATATAAATATTCTAATATTTCTTTGGCTAGAGTTTGACGAGATTTAATTGAATACATATTCTGTCCATATGATAGAGCCTTGGGTCTAATAATAAAAGTATTTATTTTTTTTTGTACTCCATATTTTTTTACTACTTTTTCTTGTCTATTTTTAGCACGATATGCGTCTTTTAAATAGATATTATCCATTAATTTAATACCTATATTGGAATCTTTTAAAGAATTTCCTACTCCATGAGCACTTACTAAAACCATACCATTTAATTTACTATTGAGTTTATTTAAAATATTATCTGTAAGTATGTCAGAATAATCATACTCAAATGGACCAGCACCAGTTGTAAAAACTATATTATCAAATATGTATTTATTAAAGTTTGAGTATGAATCCACTTGTAAGTTTTCACTTACAATTTTTTTATCATTAATACCTATATTTAATCCACCGCCTCTATATGGATAATCTATAGTTAATGAATTATTTGTTAAAGCAAGCACCTTATTATTTGAACTTATCGCTTGATAAATTAATTCTCTACCTAAACCACTAGTTCCTCCAACCACACATAAATTGTATGCATTACAAATAGAAATTAACAAGAAAAATAAAATTTTCATATAATTCATATAATATTAAATAATTAATCGTTTAATATCATTTTAATCATAAATATATTATTTAAGAAAAGATTTTTGTATATAGAATAAAAAAATAAATAAAGAAATATAAAACTCCCATAAAAGCTATTTGTAAATCAATCTTCGGTTTTTTTGCTACTGAATAATATATCCATAGCGTATTTGATATTAATGCTAGTATTAAAGTATGAATAGGAAAATTATTTGTTTTTTTTGTTTTATATACTACATATAATACAGGTAAAAAACTTATAATACCAATTAATGTTGCTAAAAATCCTGCTATTTGTACATGATTTTCTGCATATTTCTCAATCTTATTTATAAACATATTTTATATATATTTTATTAATATTTTATTGATATTTTATTAATATTTTATTGATATTTTATTGATATTTTATTGATATTTTATTACTTTAACTTTTTGATATATGGGTCAAATAATATACTTTTAACCTCTTTACATCTAAATTCTTCATACTTTTTATCAAATTTTTCCTTATCAGGCCATTTTTCATGTAATTTTTCAATATCTGCCTTCCAACTTTTCATAGATAATCCACGTTTTTCTATAAATTCTGACATATCTTCTAACACTAATGCAAATACTTGTTGAATTGGTTTCATAATCTGATTAGTTATATAAAACCCATAATCTATATCTATGTTATTCTCGTTTATAAACTGTGGTGTCTCAATCTTTTCTCCTTGTAATGCCTTTTTATTACTATTTTGAATATACACAAATGGTATTCTGTCTCCAGGCTTTGGCTTATTACCAGGGTCTCTTTCTGCGATTCTCATAGCTAAAACATTATGAGCAATTTGCATAGGATTTTTGTAATATGATTGTAAAGATTTTGTAATTATTAATTTTTGTTGTGGAAATTTACCATCTATAACATCTTGCAAACTCTGTTTTACAAAATCAATAGCTTTATAAACTACTTGTTCTTTCATTAATATATCAATTACTCCACCATATATATCTTTTACAATCGGCGCATTATCTCTACGTTTTAATACAATTCCCATATCTTTACGATAAGCTTTATCTGGATTTAATTCATATAACATACCAACATAACGTTTCTTTGATAGTAAACAAAATGGCATAAATGTTTTTTCATATTCTAAATCATGTGGATTTTTTAAAAACTTTGTTGCTAATGCGCCAGCTCTTTGAGCTAATTCTATTGTTATTTCTAATGCTTTTTTTCCTACAATCGGTGTTTCATCTAATTCTTTAAGATTAAATGTAAAGAATAC